CAAATTTCAAAGTATATTTTTCTAATTATTGTCATCTTCCAACTCCTTTAGTTCTTGTCTCTTA